ACAAGCCTTACAATTCAAACCAGACATTTCAAATCCTTATCATTTGTGATGTTTAGAAGCCCATTCAGTCGTGCATGACTGTCTGGGTTTCGCTTTTTAGCGGTACTCTGATTTGGTCTTAGTGTAGCAAATGCCGTCTGTCTTACCAGTATTGAACTGGTGATCAGCGCCCATTTTGTCCTCTTTACCCATAGCAACGCCACCACGCATTTTTTCCATGCGCTCACCTGTACGGTCAGACGATTCAGCACCTTTAGGGGGTGTTGCGCCTGTGGTGCTTTTAGCCATTTTTGTGTCCATTTTACCCATGATATTTTCCTTGCAAAGAATTTATGGTTTTGACTTTATGTCCAATGTGGCACAATGTCAACCACCATTTTAACAGGATTTGTCATGGCCACAAATTTTAAAATCACTTCTGCTAAATCTAGCGCCCCCAAGCAGCCTATGCACTATGAAAAGGTTTCTGAGCATCGTTCTGAAATGTCCCGCATTAAAGCCGTGGAAAAAGAACTAAAGCAACATGAGGCTCAAGGCTTAGACAAGGCTCACAAGGGTAAGTGAGGCTTTGGCACTTCGGTAGGCCAACGCTCACCAAGTGCCTCAATCGTTGCGGTGTGGGCTTTTAACCACATTTCCTTGCGTTCATCTTTAGATAGATGCGCCCCTTGGTCTATTTCGTAATGGCATTTGAGGCACAAAGCAGCCACTAGGTTGTCGTCAGCCTTGATGCCCTTACCTTTACCCCCGCCCCAATTGCTATGAGCCGCTTGGACGCCATTGTCCATTCCACAACTTTGACAAGAGAGAGCCGCCACTAGCTTTAAAAGTTTCTGGCTTCTCACATACTGGTGTTTCAGATATTGCATATTCTTTGGTGTAAAACTTGTGGTTGTTAACGCATTGGCGTTTTCGGCTGACAAATTCAAGGTTTGAACGGGTATCTAGGACTTTGAGTTGTTCAGACTCACAACGGGGACACTTCATATTTTTTTAAAATGTAAGACCAAACAAAACCACCAATAACTTTGGCAGCAAACTGAAGAATCACAATTTCGGGCATTAAAACGCCAAATGCTATTGTGGGGAATAAAACAGAATCGACAGCAGCACCAGCCGTGTTGGAGACATTTGCACGTTTAATCCATGATCCTGTGGTTTTAATAAATACCGCCCAATCCACCAATGCCGCCACCAAGAATGACACCGCAGAAGCTACCGCAATCATTCCTGCTGCTGGGTTTAGCAAATAAGTCAAAACACCCGTTCCTACAATTAAACCACCCATTTGCCATGTTTTAAGTCGGACATGAAGCCAATCTCTGAGCGTTAAATCAAGTCCAATGAGCAAAAATGCGTTTATTGGGCTGATTGCTGGGCCAAATGTAGCCACCAAAAGGTTTGCGGCAACCATTGCCACTGCATATGCAATTAAAGCAAAAATCATAAAAGTGTTTCCTGTTCCATTGGTTGATAAAAATTCCATTGTGATGGGGCGTTAAACGCCTCTATGCGTGACCTCATGACTTGCGCCCTTGCCTCTTTTGTCGGGGGAAGATAATTGCCATGCTTCCAATGCACATCAATTCCCACGTTTCTGCCAATATTTGTACTGTCGGCTGACGCAAATGGCAGTTTTGTAAAGATTGCAGGGTCAAGCATTCGCAAACCATGCAGTTTGCAAGATGGTCTGCCCATATCATCACAAATAACACGCATGGCCTGGCTCATCTTTACCCACCAATGTGCCGTTCCTACTGTAGAAAACTCGCCAGAACTACCAATGCAGACCCGCACATAGGTATTTGCAAGTTGTTCAAGTCTCTCAAGGGATTCGTGCATGTGCCAAACTGGTGCGCCAAACCATAAGGGAAGTGGACAATCTTTTAGCAACGCATCGTTGTCAGCTTCATTACCATCAATCACATCAGGGATAACTGCAAAGTCGCACGATGGGACTTTTTTTAGATTTAGCGCCCAATCATAAAAGGGCTGCCAATCTTCAATTGGGTTGCCAGATCGCCAAGCTGAAAACGCCCCATTGTCAATTGCAAAAGATTGAGCAACTTCAATTGCTATAGATAACTGATCTGAATGTGCAAACGACACAAAAGCATGACCATTTTCAATTGCTTTGACCGCTACTGTGGCAGGGGTGATTGGTAACCCGTGATAGTGAATCATGCTTCTATTCCTTTTTCTGCCATCCAGCACAATAGCCACTCAATAAACTCTGAGCCTTCCTCTTTGGTAAATTTGTGGCTCTGTAGTCCTAACTGAACTACCCTTTGCCCGTCTAGGCTTGGCGCTATCTTGCCTAACTTGCGTCCTGTCTCATTTGCCCATTGATCAATTAATAACCGCTTCCAATCGTCTGCTGACCATTCTGAGCCAACACCTTTCATGGCTTTATAAACCTTGTCAATTAGAGCGTGAAACATATCATTTTGGTCTGTGCTGCGAGTGGCTTTTTTGACCTCTAAGCGTAATTGCTTGCCCGCTTGCAAGGTTTCTTTAATTTTTGGCCACAAGTCTTTCAAGACTGAATGCGCTTGTTGTGAGTTATGTAGGGTGACGATCATAAAAATTGCCTCAAAAAATAAGCAAACACCGACCAAAACGCTGCCAAGTAAAAAAAGATCAATAGCCATGCTTTACTCATGCTTGCCTCACAACAACTTCAACCTTTGCCACTTCACCGTAAACCTTTGTGGCATGGATTGATGTGATCTGCGAGTCGTTGTCAAACACAATTTTGTCCATGCCATCGATGACCGACTTGATCACGTTATC